CCGTTTCCCGCAGTGTGGCGAAACTAGGACCGAGGGTTTGAGCTGATGGAATGGCCGGCTGACAAAGTGGAGCGATGGGCGCTCGATCGGCTGGTTCCGTATGCCCGGAACGCGCGGACGCACAGCGACGCCCAGGTCGTGCAAATCGCCGCCTCGATCAAGGAATGGGGCTGGACGAACCCGGTTCTGGTCGACGAGGCCGGCGGGATCATCGCCGGGCATGGCCGGGTGCTGGCGGCTCGGCAGCTCGGGTTCGCGGACGCGCCGGTCGAGTGTATGCGCCGGCCTATCGAGAACAACAGCAATCCCGGCCAAGCGGTCTATGAGCCGTTCAGCGGTTCGGGCACCACGATCATCGCGGCGGAAATGACGGGCCGGTCGTGCCACGCGATCGAGCTGAGCCCGGCCTATGTCGATGTGGCAGTGCTACGGTGGCAAGCCTTCACCGGCGAGCGGGCGGTGCGCGAGAGCGACGGTCGGGCCTTTGACGAGCTGGGCGCGGCGGCATGAGCGACGGCGCCTTCGACCCGCTGCTCGACTGCTACCTGTCGTGGGAAGCATACATCCGGCACTGCCGCGACCGCCTGGAGGCGACCGGCGAATATCCGCCGACCGGCCCGTGGGGCAAGCGCGAGGCCGAGGGAAAGGAACGTGATGATCGAGGGTCGGAAGCCTAAGCCCACGCACCTGAAGCTGGTCACCGGCAATCCCGGCGGGCGCAAGCTGAACGCGCGCGAGCCCAGGCCGGCGCGGTCACTGCCGAACGCGCCCGCCGCGCTCAACGATGCGGCCAAGGTCGAGTGGCGCCGCGTATCGAGGCAACTGCACGTTCTCGGGATGCTGACCGGGCTCGATCGCGCGGCGCTCGCCGCGTACTGCCAAGCCTACGGGCGCTGGATCACCGCCGAGCGGGCGCTGGGCGAGATGGCGAAGCGCGACCAGCTCACGGCGGGTTTGCTGGTGAAGACGACGAACGGCAACGCGATCCAGAACCCGCTGGTCGGGACGGCGAACAAGGCGATGTCGGACATGGTGCGGTATGCCGCCGAGTTTGGCATGACGCCGAGCGCGCGGAGCAGGATCAATGCCGAAGGACAGCAAGAGCACGACCCGGCGGAACGCTTCTTTAGCTGACGATCCGGTTACGGCCTGGGCGCAGGCGGTCGTCGATGGTGAGGTCGTCGCCGGGCCGCACATACGCAACGCCGCGCGGCGCCACCTTCTCGACCTCGTCGAGGGACCGAAGCGGGGGCTGACCTGGGATCTCGCCGCCGCGCTGCGGGCGATCGACTTCTATCATTCCGTCTTGCGGCTGGCCGGCGGGCAATTCGAGGGGCGGCGGTTCGAGCTCCACCCGAGCCAGCAGTTCAAGACCGGGGCGATCTTCGGCTGGAAGCGCGCGGACGGCACGCGGCGGTTCCGCCGGGCCTATGTCGAGGAGGCGAAGGGCAACGGCAAGACGCCGTGGGCGGCGGGGATCGGGCACTACTGCCTGATGGCGGACGGCGAGGCGCGGGCCGAGGTCTACGCGGCGGCGGCGAACGCCGCGCAAGCGATGGTGCTGTTCCGCGACGCGGTGGCGATGCGCGATCAATCCCCGGCACTGGCAGGGCGCCTCACGCGATCCGGCGGCAACCCGGTCTGGAACCTCGCCGACCTCAAGACCAACTCGTTTTTCCGCCCGATCACCGGCGAGGTCCGCCGATCCGGCTCGGGGCCGCGCCCGAGCTGCGCCTTGTGCGACGAAGTCCACGAACATCCCGATGGACTGACGATCGAGATGCTCGAACGCGGGTTCAAGTGGCGCAAGCAACCGCTGCTGGTGATGACGACGAACAGCGGGTCGGACAGGAACTCGGCCTGCTGGCAGGAACACCAGCACGCGGTTCGGGTCGCGGCGGGCACGCGGACACCCGACGACGCGGCGACCTTTGTCGGCGAGGTGATCGACGACGAGACGTTCAGCTTCGTCTGCGGCCTCGATGTCGACGACGATCCACTCGAAGACCCGAGCTGCTGGGTCAAGGCGAACCCGCTGCTCGGCGTGACGGTGCAGCCCGACTATCTGGCCGGCGTGGCGCGGCAAGCCCGCTCGATCCCCGGCAAGCTGAACGGCATCCTGCGGCTGCACTTCTGCTGCTGGACCGACGCCGAGACGGCGTGGATGAGCCGGGCGGCGCTGGAGGCGGTCCTCGTCGACTTCGATCCGCTGGAGCATACCGGCGAGGTGATCGCGATCGGCCTCGACATCGGTGCCACAAAGGACATGACCGCGCTCGCTTGCGTGTTGCAGACCGGGACGGTCGACGTGACGCGGCAGGACCGCGACGGCGTCGAGCAGGTGATGTCGCTGCCGACTTACCGGGCCTGGACCGAGCAATGGACGCCCGCTGAGACGCTGGCCGATCGCGGGCTGCGCGATCAGGCGCCCTACGATGTCTGGGTCGAGCAGGGCGATCTCTACGCGACACCGGGCAACGTGGTTCGGCTCGACTTTGTCGCTGCCAGGGTCGCCGAGCTCCAGGCCGACTACCAGATCAAGGTGCTGGCCTATGACGCCTATGCGTTTCAGCGGCACCTCGTGCCGCAGCTCGACGAGATGGGCGTGACCTGTCCGCTGGTCGAGCATCCGCAGGGCGGCAAACGCCGCGCCGCGCCGACCGCCGGCCAGAAGCTCGCCGCCGAGATGGAGGGCAAGGAAGCGCACGGGCTGTGGATGCCCGGCTCGCTCGCCGAGCTCGAAACGCTGATCCTCGAAGGGCGCATCGAGATCCGGCGCAACGCGGCGACGATCTCGGCGATCATGTCGGCGGCGATCGAGCGCGACCCGTTCGACAACCGCTGGTTCTCGAAGCGCAAGGCGACGCAGCGGATCGATGCCCTGGTGGCGCTGGCGACGGCGATCGGCGCGGCGACGGCGCAGAGCGAGACGGTGATCCGGCTAGAGACCGTCATCGCATGATGCCGGCCTGGGTCATCGTCGAGACCAAGCCTTCCGCCGAGGAGGTCGCCGAGCGGTCGCTAGGGCAGGCGGGGTACCGCGTCTACCTGCCGCGCTACCGCAAGGTGCTCAGCCCGCACGGTCGAGCCCGGCAGCCGGTGACCACCATGCGACCGCTATTCGCTCGGGTGCTGTTCGTTCAGGATTGGCGCGGCTGGCCGGCGATGGGGATGAGCTGCATGGTGGGGCTGATGCTGCTCCGACCGCAGGTTCCGGCGAAACTTTCCGACGAGGATGTTGCCCTGATCATCGAGCGCGAACGGGCTGGCGAGTTCGACGAGTCTGCGCCTAGTGGATCGGGTGCCGCCGTTCGCACCGACCTCGATCTCGGCGAGGAAGTCGAGTTAGAGGCGTTCGGCTCGCGCATTATGGGCGTGCTTGACGAGCTCACCGACGACGGGCGGGCGATTATCTCGGCGCTGATGTTCGGGCGGATCATGTCGATCAGGGTCAGCGCCGCCGGGCTGAAGCGCCAGCGTGAACTGATGGGCGTGGCTGGCTATGGCAAATTTGCCAAATGAGCGCGGCTTGACAAGCCACCCGCAATATATGCCATAAGCAAACCCGCACGGCGCTTCCCCTTGGGGTTAAGTCGTGCGCTAGCCGTCCAGAGCGGCAAAATTGACGGTGAGCGGCACGGGTAAATCCCCTGCCCGTGCCGCAAGCTCTCCCGATTAGCGAAATACAACCATGATCCTCGAAATCTTGTTCGTGGTCTGCATGTTCCTGTGGGCCTTGACGATCCTGCCGTTTCCGCCGCTGGCGCCCTATGCCAGTGGGTCAGCCTTCCTGGCGTTCGTCAGCGTTTTATTGCTCGGGTTGTTCATCTTCCTGCCCGGCCTGCGGGGCTAATTCCTCATCCGATTGGAGTGTTGCGGTGGATCTCGTCCGCAAAGCCGTCGCCGCGCCCTCGCCGAGCGGCGAGACCCTCGACTTCGTCATGAGCGACGGCAGCGTCGATCGCATGGGCGACGTGATCGAGCCCGAGGGCTGGTTGCTCGACAACTTCCGTAAGAACCCGATCGCGCTGTTCGGGCACGATTCGAGATTCATCGTCGGCAACTGGACCGATGTCGGCGTCCGCGATGGTCAGTTGACCGGGCGGCTGCAATTGCTCGACCCGGTGTCCGACCGGATGCGCGAGGTCAAGGCGGCGGTCGACGCGGGCTTTCTGCGCGCGGTCTCGGTCGGTTTCCACCCGATGCCCGGCAAGGTCGCGCCGCTCGAAGGCTCGCAGATCGGCGGGCTGCATTTCACCGAGCAAGAGCTCGTCGAGTGTTCGCTGGTCTCAGTGCCCGCGAACGCCAACGCCTTGGCGATCGCCAAGTCTCTAGGAATATCCCGCGAGGGGCAGCAGTTGATCTTTGGCGTGCCAGCCGAAGCTCTGCCGTCGCGTCGCGGGCCGATCGGCGTGCCAGCCGGAAATGACCCCTACTCCTCTTTCCGCAAAAGGCACCGACCCATGATTCAGCTCAGCGAACGCATCCAAGCCAAGCAGACCGAGATCGTCGCCCTGCGCGACCAGTTGTCGGCGGTCGATCCCGAGGACTCGACGAAGCTGGTCGATCTCACCGCCAAGATCGAGGAGGCGCACGAGCTCCTCGCCAACTGGGAACGGGCCGAGAAGGCGCTCGGCACCGAGAGCGCCGCCGAGGTCGTCCCGGCAGCCCGAACACTGGTAATCCCGCCCGGCGGCGGGTTGCCCGCCATCACGCAACCGAAAGCCTGGGCGATCCCGAAGAAAAAGGAAGAGCCCGGCTACCTGTTCCTGCGCCACTGCGTCGTCAGGGCGCTGTCGCATATCCAGAAAAAGCCCGAGGATCAGATCCTCGTCGAGCACTACGGCGACCGTGGCGACTTCGAGATCACCAAGGGCGTGCATGAGTGGTACAGGCGCGCCGCCACCGCTCCCGCCACGACGACGACCTCGGGCTGGGCTGCGGAACTCGCGCAGATCCAGTACGGCGAGTTTTTCGACATCCAGATCCCCGAAGGCATCTATCGACCGCTGTCGGCGAAGGGCTTTCGCGCGACCCTCGGGCGATTTGCAACGCTGTCGATGCCGACCCGATCGGCGACGCCGACCGTGGCCGGGTCGTTCGTCGGCGAAGGCGCGCCGATCCCGGTGCGGCAGGCGGCGTTCCTGCCCGTCACGATCGGCCTTAAGAAGATGGCGATCATCTGTTCGTACACGCGGGAACTGGCCGAGCACTCGACGCCGCAGATCGAGGGGTTACTCCAGAAGCTGATCAGCGAAGACACCGAGGTCGCGGTCGACACGGCGCTGATCGACAACATCGCCGCGTCGGCGATCCGGCCCGCCGGATTGCGCAATGGTGTTAGCGGCCTGACGCCGACCGCCGGCGGCGGCTTCGCGGCTCTGCTTGGCGACATCAAGCAACTGATCGGCGTGCTGTCGGCGGCAAATGCGTTGCGCGTCCCGGTCTGGATCATGAACCCGCAGCAGGCGATCTCGATCTCGCTGACCATCAATTCCGGCGGTTTCTTCCCGTTCAAGGCGGAAATTGACAGCGGAATGCTTCAGGGCTACCCGGTCATTACTTCAAATACGATGCCGCTCGGGACGATAATCATCATGAACGCCGACGATTTTATGTCGGTTACTGGTGATGATCCCCGGTTTGACGTGTCGGATCAGGCGACCCTGCACTTCGAGGACACCACGCCCTTGCAGATCGGCACCGCTGGCAGCCCGCCGACCGTCGCTGCGCCGGTGCGCAACCTGTTCCAGACCGACTCGCTCGCGCTGCGGATGATCCTGCCGATGAACTGGGCCATGCGGCGCACTGGCGTCGTCGCCTGGGTCGCGGGTGTCACTTGGTAGGGAACCGACGACGTTACACATGGCGCATCCCGGCGCAGTGGTTGCTGCGCCGGATCGTCACCAAGGAGGATGAGCATGGACGAGCAACAGTACCGCGCCGACCAGCAGGCGAGGGCGCAGCTAACCGAGCAGACGCTGAAGGTGACCAGCGAGAGCCAACCGACGCCGACCCAGGAAGAAAACGACCTGTTAAGGCTCGGGCTGATGCACCCAGACGAAAAGGCAAGCCCTGACAACCCGGAGATGCCGTCGCTGGAGGTGCAGCAGGCGATGCTTCAGAGAGCGCAGCCGGCGCCAGCCAACAGACCG